CTTTCACTACTCCATCTAAATTTGATGTAGATCATGATACTCATAGATGGATTAAAAATCAATTTTCTATTGAACCTTTAGTAATTTCTTTAGATGATGAAAATGTATACAGAAGACAAACTGGTATAAAAAATATTTACATTGATTATGATTTTACTTTCGAAAGATTCATTACATCATCTTTCACTACTCCATCTAAATTTGATGTAGATCATAATACATTTACTGTAGCTTTACAAAATATTAATAAGTTTGAAGATGTGTCTGCATTAGAAGACACTATTCATATTATGCGTAGGGAAGTAAATCCCTATGTTGAATATGATATTGATGTATCGAGAGTAATTTCGTCTTCTTGGTCAACTTCTTCCGATATTGAGTCGAACCATGACACATTTAGTTGGATAATTTCTTTTGCTGATCAATATGTGATATCTTCAATGAGTGAAGAAACATCACAAAATATTAAAGGAATTAAAAACATTCTAATTGACTATGATATTGATGTATCAAGAGTAATTACATCTTCTTGGTCAACTTCATCTGATATTGATTCGGATTATGATACACATAGCAAATTTAATAGATTTATAGAACTTGATGAAGTTGTAACTACTAATTCAGAAAATGTTTCTAGATTTATAACTGGAACTGTATCTTTAGAAACTATAAAAACAAGAAAAGAACAAAAATTAGTAATAGGGTCATCTGTTGTTGTTGGTTCCTTATTGACTGCAGCAATGCCAGAGTCTGCGGACTATATGTATGTTTTGAATACACAAAAGTTCCCAGATCAAGGACTAATTCTAATTGGAAAAGAAATTGTTTTCTATGGAACAAAAGAAGATGGACGTTTACTAGATGTTGTAAGAGGAGTTTATAATACACCAATTGAATCTCACAATCCTGGAGATTATTTGAGATTATTGCCAGAAATGGTTAGTGTTGCACCAGGCACTGGTATTTCAGAAATTAAGATAGAATCTTTGCTTACAGATAGTTATGTTTCACATCTATCAACAGGAATTAACAGACTTATTGTTAATTCTCTAACAACATCTATTACCGAAGTTTCTACTAATATAAAGAGACAATCTTCTGGTGGTGGATTAGATGTTAAAACAGACGGCAATTTAACTGGTAATAACTATGCTCAAGCTGTATTAGGTTCTTCCTTAAATACATTTGCAAGTCTTGTTGGATTTGTGGACGCAGCTGAATTATTTGGTTCGATTAAACTACACCCAGAACTTTTAAGTATTGAGCATTTTGATCAATATTATCCAAATTTAACAATTCAAGAAATATCACCAGAGGAATCTCCATCAACATTAACAACTGATACTGGGTTATATTTTAATTACGGACCACTATCAATCAACAATCCAATTACAACTACTACTTCTGGCAATTCTGCTTTAAGTGGAACTACATTTATAGAGGTTGTAAATACAGATTATTTTGACGATTCTGGTCGTCTATATATTGTATCTGGAACAAACTATTTGGTTGCCACATATACAGGAAAAACTCCAACATTATTTACTGGTTGCGAGTTTGTCAGTGGAACAACTCAAGATCCAGGTGTTGGTAGTTTTGTTGTTCCACAACAACTTGTATAAATATAAATAACTTACGAAAACTCGTCCAAACTATATTCAAAGGATAAACAAATGCCTGCAATTATTTCAGACAAATTTAGAATTTTTAATGCGACACAATTTGTGGAGTCATTGACCGAAGGGACTACTATGGGTTCTGGAGGTGATCCTGAACTTGGTGATGAAAGAACTAGACTTTACTTCTTTGTTGGAAGACCACAAAGATGGGATGCATATCTAGAAATTTATAGTCAAAATGCAACAGCATTTAATGTTGGTGATGAAGTTTATGTTGGTGCTAGTTATGGAGCAGCGACATATAAAGCAGTAGTTAGACAAGTTTTCACACATTCTCTCCTTGTATACAACGTTAATGGTTCTACTGGCGTTGTATCAGTTCCAGCTGCTGGTTCCATCTTAAAGGGTTACTCTGGTGGTTCTGACACTGGTGCTCAAGCATATACTGGGGTTTATCGTTATGCGACAGACGAAGCAGCACCTCTACCATTAGATAACCAGGAAGAGCAGTATTCAGTATATGATGACATTATTGCTGCTAAGAGAATCACTAACGAATATGTAAGAACTGTTATTAGAAGATATAACTGGCAAACTAACACCACATATGATATGTGGAGACCAGATTATTTCTCTACTCAAACTGGCAGACTTGGCACTCAATCTGCAACTGGTGCAAGCACAATTGCAGATGCAAAATACTATGTAATGAACCAACAGTATCAAGTTTGGTTGTGTCTCTTTAATGGAACTGATTGGGCAAATCAATCTGGTCAGCAATCAACTGAAGAACCTTCACTAACTCCTTCAGCTGGAACATACGATGCTGCTACTGGTATTTACGAAGAATCTGGTGGAGTATACAAGTGGAAATACATGTATACAATGTCAACCGACGATGTTTTGAGATTCCTTTCAACCGACTTCTTGCCAATTGTTCTTCCTTCTGATCCATCTAGAGCAGGTGTAATCTCAAATCAAGTTGTTGTTGGTGCTATTGATTCTTACATTGTTGCTGATAACGGTGCAAATATCACAGCATCAAATGGAACCTATTATGCTCCTGTCCTAGGAGACGGAACAACTCAGGCAGTTGCTGAAATTACAATTAGTGGTGGTTCTATTACCAGTGCTAGAGTAGCAGAAAGAGGAGAGGGTTATACTTATGGTTCTATTGCAATTGCAACTGGAACTGGAACTGGTGCAACTGCATACGGACTATTTGATGACGTTGCTCTAACTTCTTCTGCAACTGTTAACGCTAATGCAACTGGTAAAATCGAAGTTATCATTCCTCCAAAAGAAGGTCATGGTGGAAACATGGAACTCGAATTGAATGGAAAGCGTGTAATGACCAATATTCGTCTCTCATACGACGAAGGTTATGGTGATTTCCCAGTTGACAATGATTTCCGCAGAATTGGTCTTGTTAGAGATCCATATGTAAGAGGAACTACTACATATGCAACAAACGATACTTTAAATGGTTTGATTGGAATTAGAATCAACGGTTCAACTGCTGATTACTATGTCGATGAGGTTGTAACCCAAGACTTGGGTGGTGGCAATACTGCGATCGGCACTGTTGTTTCTTGGGTTCCTGATGCAGCAGGTAGTCCTGATGGCATTTTGAAAATTTTCCAGAGTGTCGATTATCACCAAGATAACGGTGTTGTAAGAGCATTTGATCCTTCCGTTGCAGCAGCTGTTAATGGATTAACATCTCTTGCTGATGGAACTATCGATAATACATATAACCAAACTTCAAGCAATGCTTTGTTTGGAACATTCGTAAGTGGTATTTCCAATCCAGAAATTGAACAAAACTCTGGTGAGGTCATATACATAGAGAATAGAAGACTAATCACTAGAGCTGCTGACCAGATTGAAGATATCAAACTAGTTATCGAGTTCTGATTTAGTCTGCTTACAAACTTAGTTTAAGTAGATACAAGTCAGATGCCACAAAAAACCAACTTAAATGTAGAGCCTTTCTTTGACGATTTCGATTCTTCTAAGAATTTCTATAAGGTTCTTTTTAGACCTGGATATTCAATTCAAAGCAGAGAGTTAACTACACTCCAGTCTATATTACAAAATCAAATTGAAAATTATGGCAAGTTCCAATTTAAACAAGGGGAACTTGTCATACCTGGAGAAGTAGGTTTTAACAGTAATTTAAATTACGTAAAATTATCCTCTGTATCAGAAATTGCTATCAATGATGGCAATGAAATTGTATTCAGAAAATATGACATTAAAACTCTAGTAGGTCAAAAAGTTAGTGGCATTACTTCAGGAGTTATTGCCACAGTTGTTGCAGCAGAATATTCAAGTGAAACTGAATCTGATATTATTTTTGTAAAGTATGTAAACAGCGGAGATACTAGTCTCGAATCGACATTTAGACAGGGTGAAACCCTAGAAGTTGTCGATGGTGTAAATACACCACTTCTGGTAGTTGGAACAGACGGTAGCGTTTTACCAACTAGTATTAGAGTAACAAATCCAGATACTGGAGAAGTTGAAACACTTCCCAGTCCTGCAATGGGAATCGCTTCTGCAGTTAAAGTTGAGCAGGGCATTTATTTTGTTAATGGATTCTTTGTCAGAAATGATGAGCAATTAATTATAGTTGACAAATATTATAATAAACCTTCTGCAAAAGTAGGATTCACTATTTCTGAATCCATTGTTACTTCAGAGGAAGATAATTCTTTATATGATAATGCGAGAGGATACTCCAATTTTTCAGCTCCTGGAGCATCTAGATTAAAAATTACATTAACATTAACGAAATTTGGTTATACTAGTATAACCGATAGAAATTTCATTCAACTTTTAAAAATTAAATCTGGTCTTGTAGAGAAAAAAGTAAGACAATTTGATTATACTTTGCTAGAAGATACTCTAGCAAGAAGAACATTTGATGAATCTGGTGATTATGTTGTAGAAGATTTCCCAATTGATATCAGGGAATATTATCAGAGAAATAATAATAATGGTTTTTATAGTTTAAATAGACAGACTAACACTGTCAATGGATTATCTACTGAAGATGCAAGTAAGAAACTGGTTGCATCAATTGGACCAGGAAAAGCATATGTTCGTGGATATGAAATTGTAAACAAAGAAACAAAATATATCACCTTAGATAAAGCAAGAGATGTTTTAGAAAGAGATAATGTAACTATTAAGGGTCAAGGTTTATCTCAATTTAAAATTACTAATGTTTATGGTTCTGTTCCTTTAAATTCAGAAGGATCTGAATTAACAGCTTATCCAAACATTTATTTTTATTCAGTATTTAATGATGGAAGTGTTGGTTTAAACGGAACTGAGTTATCTACTGATGCCAAGCAAACTATTAATAGAAGGGGAACTGAATACACTTATATCTCAGAAGATGTAAAATTTAATAATGAAGATATTGCAATAAAAACTATTTACTTGGTGTCTAGAGATCCATTAAAACCTTTTGGATCTATTACTGATAGCAACTTCCAGACAGATTTTGGAACCTTGTGGTTTAGAAAAACTCAAGATTTACCATTTGAAGTTGATTCTGTAAAAACTTTAGCTTGGTCTATTGTAAAAAGACCAGAAATTAATGTATCCGCAGATTTCTTAGAATTAACAATTTACGGAAGAAAAGATCAATTATATAATTTCTTCAGAGAATATCAAGAAGGTTCTGAAAATAATGAAACTCTACTTTATTTAAATAAGAATGATGCTTTGACATCTGGATCATCTGAATGGGCGGCAGTAAAGGATTACAATGAAATTATTACTCCTTTGATTGGTGTTGCAAAACCAAAGAATTTTTACTTTGAAAATTTCCCAACTGGATTCAATAAAGATACAGATAAGGTTATTTCGAAAGGAAGATTGAGTGCTTCCAGATCTTCATATAATGGTATCTTCTCTTTAAGTTATTTCAATCCAACATACTTCACAAAAATTACCCTAGATTCAGACATTGCGGATGGAACATTCGCTGCTGGTAAATATGTGATTGGTGCTAGGAGCGGTGCCTACGGGGTCGTAGAAGGTCTAACAAACGGGTTTTACTCAGCAGGCAACACATTGTTTGTAAAGACGCTTTCTGGGGCATTTATTCCAGGAGAACCTATTGCTGATGAGGATGATAATGTAAGAAGAATTGCTATTGAAAATACTGTATCTCATTTCATTGTTCATAGAAGAAATGATGGTGGATATGTTGCCAATACCACAAAAATTTCTTTAAATGGTATTGATTTCGATTCTTCTATTATCAGACCATCTATCAATGGCACTGGTATTATATACAGAGTAGATATTGCAAATCGTAATTTACTTTTACAAACTTATTCTGCACCTCCAGAAGTAAGAGCAGTTGTATTTGGTGGAGCTAGTGAAGTAAATCCTGAAGTTGGTATTACAGCAGTACTCTTTAAAAATACAGTAATCAATTATTCTGCAGATAATGTAAAATCTTTCTATTCCGTATTTGGACCTGGAAATGTCAATAGATTTAGTGCTGATGTAGAATTAACTGATGAAAAATATTCTTTAACATCAGATGTTGGATCATATTCATTCAGTGGTTTAAAAGGATATCGTTATGTCGAATCCAATGGATTTGGTGATGATGCTGGAAAATATGTAAAGCAGGGAGATTTAATTCAATTTACAGATTCAGATGGTGTTGTTAATAGAAGAATTGTTCAATCTACTAGTAGTCCAGCTGGTTCAGTAAAAACTAGAATTTATATGGATTCTGCTCTAATGGCGGATGTTAGCAATTCCACTATCGTTAGAATCCGTCCAAAGCAATCTAATACATCTAAACCAACATTAATTTTCCCAACTGGCAGTAAGCAAATTCAATCTTTAGTAAAAGACAGTTCAGATTCAAAGTTTACTTATTATTTTAGAAGAGATTTTGTTATTGAAGCATCTTCAAGTGGAGGAAATTTAACTTTTGCTGCACAACTTCCTTTTGGCACACAAAGATTTGTAAGATATACAAAAGAAAATTATATTTTTACAGTTTTAGATAAAGGCAATTCTACAATAGTTGAAGATGGTGATATTCTTTACATCGATGATAGTTTCGTTTCAATTGATACATCTACAGATGCTACTAGTGGTTTAACTTCTGGTAGTTTAAAATTAACATTGCCTGATGATTTCTTTGGACAAAATGCATTAGCTCCTTATCCAAAATTAAAATTAACAGCAACACTAGAAGTAAAAAAATCAAAACCAAGATTAAAGACATCAATAAAAAATAAAAGAATTGTTATTTCTGCAGCAGGTGATAGAAATGTTCCTTTGAGAGGATTTGACTATGATACAGAAGATACTCAAAGTTTCAGTTATTCTGATGTATATAATTTAAAATATGTTTATCTTGGTGGTCAAAATCCTCCAGTTGTAGATACTGATGGAAATCTTGTTAGTGGTGAAGATATTACAAATAGATTTACTTTTGATGATGGTCAACGTGATACTTTTATTGATGTTTCGAAATTAGTATTAAAACCAGGATTTGATCCCCCTAATGGTCAAATAGTTGTAGGTTTTGATTACTTCGAACATTCACAAGGAGACTTCTGCACTGTAAATTCTTATCTTCACGAAGCAGGTGTTGGTGAAGATGAAATTCCCGTATTTAATTCTGCAGTCTATGGAACAATTTCATTAAAAGATGTTATTGATTTTAGACCAAAAGTAGATTCAAATTCTGTTATTAGTGGTTTCCAAGATCGTTCACTTCTATCATCAGGAGAGTTTACATCATTCATTGGTGCTGGTGGTGTTTCTGCTAGCACGCCTGCCGTAGATTCCAACTTAGAATTTACAATTTCATTCAGTGAAAGTCAATACTTAGATAGAATTGATGGAATTTTTCTAACAAAGAAAGGTGATTTTGTTTTAAAAGAAGGAAATTCATCGTTGAATCCAGCAAAACCAGAAAGTTTAGATGATTCTATTCCTTTAAGTTATATTTACGTTCCGTCTTTTACCGTATCAAACGAAGACGTAAAGATTATTCCAGTTGATAATCGCAGATATACGATGCGTGATATTGGAAAAATTGAAAAACGTGTAGAGCGTCTTGAGTATTATACAACTTTAAGTATTTTAGAGCAGCAAGCTTTAAATATGCAAGTTAAAGACAGCATTGGTTTTGATAGATTTAAGAGTGGTTTCGTTGTTGATAATTTTGAATCTCACAAGGTTGGAAATTTAAAATCTATTGATTATAGATGTTCTATTGATAGTCAACAAACTGTTTTAAGACCTCAAGTAAGAGAAGATTCTTTTGGATTGAAAGAAGTAAATTCTGCAGATGATCAAAGAATATTAAATGGATACACATATAATGATGGAATTATTACTTTACCATATACAAATTTAAATTTAGTAGAAAACTCTTTTGCAACAAAAACAATCAATCCAAACCCATTCGTTGTTCTTCAATATGCTGGTGATGTAGAATTAGATCCATCTATTGATCAGTGGTTCGATGATTCTACGAAACCTTTATTGATTAATGATAACACTGGTTTGTTTACTATTTTCTCTTCTAAACAGAATGTTTATGAGTCTTTCTCAAGCATTTATAATAATTTTATTATAAATTGGGTAGGAACAAATAGAACTTTCTACAATACCAAACCACTAACAAATATTACAAGTGTAGAATCTAATTCAAATGTTAAGGAAGCATCTGTTTCTAGTAGTTCTAATATTAGTCCACAAAATTTCGAACTAGCTCAAGGAATTGGTAAGAAAGTTGTTGGTGATAAGTCAGTAATTAATGCGCTTCAATTATTCGCAAGAACAAAAGCGGTTAAATTTACTGTAAAGAGAATGAAACCAAAGACTCAACTCTTTGCTTTCTTGGATGGAAGAAATATTGGTAGATGGATTAATCCAGATATTAGATTTACAGGAATAGCAGGAAACTCAACATCATCATTTGGTGGTCCAATTATTACTGATGAAAATGGAAACGCAAGTGGAATTCTAATTGTTCCATCAGGTTTCCCACCAGTAGAAGGTGCTTCATGGACTGGCGATGTATCTACAGTTGTTTATGATAACACAATTGATGGTATTAAGTTTTCGACTGGAGAAAAAACTATCCGTTTCACATCAAGTCCCACGGATGAAAATAAACAGGTAGTCGAATCTTATGGAGAATCAAAATACTTTGCATTAGGTGCGTTACCACAAAATCCACAATCAATTATTTCAACAAGACCTTCAATCTTTAAAGCAAATGAAGGTGTTCAGTTTACTGATAGTAATACTGATATAGAAATCAAACCAAATCCACTTGCTCAAACATTTAAAGTTGAAAATTATGATGGTGGTGTTTTTGCAACAGGAATCGATTTATTCTTTAGCAAAAAAAGTCCTACAATTCCAATCAGAGTATATTTAACTAATGTAGATATTGGAAAACCATCAAAAAATATTTTACCTGGATCGATATGTGTTTTAAATCCAGAAACAAAGTTAAAAGTTTTTGCTAGTGGAAACTTATCCATCAAACAAGGTGAAAATGTTATCGGATTACAATCTGGAGCATCTGGTCCAATTGATAAAGTTTATGATAAGAACAATGTTGAAATACTTCCACTAACTGATGGAACAATTGTATTAAACAATGAGCAGGTTTATACATTAGTTTTAAGTAATCATACTGGTATTTCTTTCCTACAAAATGAAACTCTAACATCAAATTCTTTAATTACTTTCAATAATGCTAATGCTACAAATCTTTCTTTAACAGTTGCGAAAGACTCTGGAAAAATTGTTGATCTGATTATTAACAATACTGGAGCAAATTATGATAGTGCTATTCTAACAATAGAAAGTCCTCAGCTCCCTGGAGGAAGCACTGCAACTGCTGTTTGTAGAGTTTCTGATGGTAAGATATATGATGTTGAAATAACAATTCCTGGAACAGGATATACAGAAAATCCTTCTGTTGTTGTTAGAGGAACAGGTACTGGTGCTTCTGGAGCAGAAATTAGAGCAATAATCGAAGTTGATACTCCAGCCGTTCAAATGGGTGTTGCCGTTGATCCAGATGGAGTTGTTCAATCAACTACTCCAACTAAATTCAATTTTAAGCATCCAGTTTATCTACAGAATAATGCTAATTATTCCATAGTTATCGAAACAGATTCAACAGATTATTCTATTTGGACTTCTGAGTTAGGTAAGTCTGATATTTCTACCAACGTCACTGTAACCAGTCAACCAGGACTTGGTTCTGTTTATAAGTCTCAAAATACCGATACATGGACAGAAGATTTATTTGAGGATATTAAATTTAGTCTTTATAGAGCAGAATTTAATACAGATAGAACTGCAGAAGTTTATTTAACTAATGAAAACTTAGGTTATGAAATTATTGATCCACAACCATTCGAAACATCTGCTAGATCTAATTCTACAGCTACATCTCCATTATTTAAAAATAATAATTCAGTTGTAAAAGTAAATCATAGAGATCATGGATTTGAAGACACTGGAAAGTCTTTTGTTTTCTATAAGAATGCATTAGATGTAGGAGGAATAACAAATTCCACTTTAAATTCATCTCTATTTGAAGTATCAAATGTAGGAATTGATAGTTATACAATTACTGCTCCATTTAGAGCTGGTAATAATGAAAAAGGTGGTGGAGATTTTGTATTAGCATCTCATAATAGAAAGTTTGAAAAATTATATGCACAAGTTAATTACTTACAAACTGAAGGAACAAGAATTAATTCATTTGTTAGAACAACTAATGTAGTTCCTGTAGATTCAAATACTCAGAATTATGTTTCATACGCAGTATCTGATTATGAAAAAACTTTCTTAAATGAAGAGCAATTCTTCAACAATCAAAAATTTATATCTTCTAGGATTAATCAAACTGTCAATAACATAGATAATTCGTTAACATATAAAATAGAACTTTCTTCTAGTGTTTCGTATCTATCTCCAGTTATCGATGTAAAATATTCTTCAGTAAAACTCTCCACTAATAGAGTTGAAAATCCATCTGGTATGGAAGATAGATACGGAAAGCGTTACCAGAAGATCAAGTTTTTCCCAGTATATTACTTCTCTGTTATTGGAACACCTCTAATAAACAACCCTGTCGATTTGAATCAAACTGTTCAAGGAAAATCATCTCTTGCTAGAGGAGAAGTTATAAAGTTTGATCAAAATGTTGTTTGGGTTAGATTAACAACTTTGAATACATTTGAACCCAATGAAGAGTTATTCTTCTCATCACAATCTGACGCTGGTGGAGACTTTTTCAATGAAGTTATTGCAATCGCACCAACAACACAAACAAATCCAGGTGTAATTAAAGTTCCACAAAGCTTTGATATTGGCGAAACAGTATATGGAATGAGTCCAGATGATACTACTGTCACATATGTAAGTAAAATTTCAGGAAAGGTTATATATTGGGATTCCGAATCTGAAGAATTGATTATTGAAAATAATAAAAAACCAATTAATAATGATTACACTTCGGCAATTACTGTTGGTAGTTCTTTTGCAAGAAAAGCAACTATTGAAGACCAAGAAAGTGATATTGTTAGAGTAAATGAATTGATTTATAAATCAAATCAACAAAATGATGAACTTAAATTTATTAAAGTTATTTCCATGAATTTTGAAAATGGTATAGATTTTGTATCAGAATTGAGTTCTAAGAATGGATCTTCTGTTGCAAAATATGTAACAAAAGAAATTACAATGAAGACAAATGGAACTGCGATTGATGTAAGGTTGACGGCAAATCTTAGAGATGTTGAAAATATTAAAGTATTCTATAAGACCAAAGAAGCTTCATCACAAACAAATTTTGAAGATATTGATTGGGTTGCTTTCAATGACGATGGCAATCCAGACGTAGAATTACTGCCAATCGCATCTAATACAATTTCTGGTGATTTTGAAGATCAGGAAACATATCAAGAATTTGTTTATAGTGATGATGGAATTCCCGACTTCAGTTCATTTGCCATTAAAGTTACTATGCAAACAATTGATCCTGCATATATTCCAAAAATTCAGGACATAAGAGCAGTTGCATCATACTGATGAAAGATTATTTGAAAGTGAAAGGTCATGAGGGATTATATAGAGACCCCTCCACTGGTGCAATTATCAACACAGAGAGACCCCCAAAAAGTAGTTTAAGTAATACTTTTAACTCTGCTTTAGATGACATAAATATATTGAAGAATGAAGTCTCTGAAATTAAACATCTTCTGAGAGAGTTAATAAGAAATGCCAGCAATACTTAGAGAAGTCTTAAAGACACATACGCTTGAAGAGCAACGCCAAATAATTAATATTCTGGCGGATGATTTCCGTGGTTATACGTTGGGACAATTAAGTAGCTCAATATCATTGATAGATGGATCTGCAGCAAATCCATCATTGTTTTTTTCGGACGATAGTGATACTGGATTATATAGAGATCAATATTTAAAAGTATCTTCTAATGGCGCAACCATCGCTGCTTTCGAAGATACGAGATTAAAATTTTCCAAAAAAATTGAATCAGAT